GGCAGCGATCAGCAGACCACGTTCGTCAGTCCACGCAGCGATCTGGATAACGGCGGCTTCCAAGGAAGTCTCGTTCAGGTCGGCAGGGGTAGTCGGGCGGTTGCTGTTGGTGCCACCGTTAACCAGCGGGTGGTCAGTGGCGCACAGAACCTTACCGTCACCGTAGGTTACCCCAGCGGCGAAAGCGTTGTTCAGGATTGCTGCGGCCTTGACCTGCTTGGTGTAAGCCATGGCGCGAGCCAATGCTTTGGTGTAGCGGGCAGACAGGGAGTCGTACAGGTTGTCTTCGATGGCCTCTTCGGTCAGCGAAAAGCCCATGGCGATAGTCTCGTGCGTATAGCGAGCCGTCCAAGCTTCCTGTGCGTTGTCATACGCAACGGAGGAGCCCTCGTTTTTCACCGGGGCTGCACCAAAGCCAGACAACTTGGTTTCTTCTTCAAAGGAACGATCCGAGGTTTCTGTCTCGAAAATCTCTTTGTGTTCCTCGCCGTAGCGAGCGTACTCAAGGCCGAACAGAGCATTGAGGCCCGGAAGCAGTTCCTTGAGGAGTTGAGCGCGTGAAATAGCCATTGGTCAGTTCTCCTTACACGCCAGTGTTCATCAACAAGGCATGAGCACCAGAGGTGAATTTTATCAACACGTCAGGGTAAGCATCCGTTACTGGGGATACGTGGCCTAAGATGAGGAACCCGCCGACACTGGTCTGAACAGTGGCGTCAATAGCCATTGTTGAGTTGCCGGTTGTAGTGCTGCCCGAAGTGGTGGCATTCTGTGCTGCTGGGAACTTGGTAATCGTCCCAACAATAGTTTGCGCACCAGTACCGTCAAGCTGGGCCTGAAACAGTACCATCGGATCGTCAACGACGTAAGCGTGAACCACGCCAGTAGTACCGCTGGGGTAGTACTGGGAGAAGATAAGCTGACCCTGAGCGTTGATGTAGTCACAACCTACAAAAACACCGAGGGCGCCGATGCTGGAACCGCCAAAGTTGTTGGTAGTAATGTCAGAACCGGTACCGTCTGCCAACTCAACATAGCCATCAGCGGTCAGCTGAACGACAGAGCCGTTGAAGATGTTGTTGGAAACACCTGACGGGTTAATGAGGTAGGTGGTGGTGGCACCAGAATAAGGCATCCCATCTGCCCGTTTTACAGGCTTCAGCCCGTAGGGTGTAGCTGTAGTAGCCATTTCGGCCTCCTAATAAGTTAGCGTTTACCGAAAGTTACCTTGGACGACTGCTCATTGAAAAGCGGCATCCTTGGGTCATTCTCTCGCATAAGGTTGTTGTTGACAGAGGACATTTGCCCTTTTGCCATGTCGCGGTAGTATTTATTCCGCTCAGCAACCATTTCCACTGGGGCTTTACAAAGCATCAGGCCGCCCATCACGATATTGTCCTTGAACCGTTCGCTTTCGACGCCGGTCAGCTCAATTTCGGGGTGATCCTTAGCCTTTACGGGTTCCCAACCCTCACGCAATTTGGAGGATACGTTAGTGGGATCAGCTTGCCCCCGGGTAGCAATACGCACCCAGTGGAACTCATACCCTTCTTGGGGGGTAGGTGTCGGAAGAAGCTCGGGGCGCGCCCATGATCTCTTACGGGTGCTTTTTTCCCGGGTTTCCAGCTCGCGGCTCAGTCTGTTCTCACTCATTTCATATTCCTCAACTCAGCAACCTGTTTGGCGTAAAGTTCGAGCGGTACACCTAGCCGCTTGGCTAGCGCCACCTGTGTTTGCGTTAAAGTGACCTTTTTAGGGGCCGTGCTCCGCGTAGCGGGTGCAACCACATTTGGTGCCTTGGCTTTGGGCTTCGGCGGTTCCTGCTCTTCTTCCCCCGCATCGTCAAACGACTCGGGGAACATTTTGCGCATACGAGAGTTTATTTTCTCGTAGTAGTCATCCGAACGAGGGTCAACACCCTCTTTCACTAGCTTGCTGTGGTACCCCAGTGCGTATGCGGTCATTTCATCATCCGCACCGAACCACGAATTTTCTTGTCTCCAACTCTCTGCGCGTGTGTCCACTGCGGGAGCTTGCGTAGGACGAACTGGAGCCGTTGGAGCCTGTTGTACAGGATTTTCTTTTTCCTGTAAAGGCTTAGGTTTAAGCCCGGCCACCTTGTCCGCTCTGATCTTAGCTGTGGTAAGTGCTTCCTGCGCCGCCAGCATTTGGTCCGCATCGCCAGCCTCGTACGCTTCTTTATACCGTTTCTTGGCGGCGTCCATCTCCAAGGTAACTTGGTGCTTGGCCTGCTCAATAAGCGTGTTGTGGCTGCGGTCCGTAGTGTTCTTGAGTCCTTGATTCTCTTCGAGGAGCTTCCGGGTGAACGTTTCCAGCTCTTGCCGCTCTCGCAGCGCCTGCTCCTTAGCCCTACGCTCGTCGTGGTAACCTTTACTGAAGTGCTGAATGCGCTTCTTGACCTTCTCAGAGTAGTCAGCCAGCTCCTCGTCAGTAACTTCTGCAGGGGGCTCGGAGGGCTTACGGCCCCGGTCTTTAGGTGGGGTATCGTCCTCCACCTCTATTTCCAGCTCATCGGTCTTGATAACCTGCTTTTCAGGTTTTTTAGGCAACTCAGCCCGGCCTTTAGGGGGCTCCAGCTCGATTTTGAGCTCTTCCATATGCTCGGTCTTACCGGAAGCCTCCGCTTCGTCGGGGAACTCAAAGGTCACTTCTTGTCTGGCCATACGCTATTACTCCTTAAATTGCACGAGATATTGCTCTCGGGTTGGGGACAACTGCCTGAACAGAGTCGTCGTTAAGCAAGCGGTACTCCGTTGCGCCGATGCGGAACCTTGTGCCGCTGTTTGGGCGAAACATCACATAGTCACCCACTTTGCACCACGGACCGGTAGAAAACCGTGTCTGGTCCGCGTACGCCTGATCCCCCACATCCAGCACAAGTCCGATAGAAGACAGGATCAGTTCTTCCCGCATGGTCTTGTTGGCCTTAAGGATGCCACCATCAAACTCATCTTCAACTTCTGGGAGTGCAATCAACAGGTGGTAGCCAGTCGGTTTTGGTATGGAAGCCTCCAACTCCGCCAGTGCTTTTTCCTGTTCCGCGTGCACAGCGGCGCGTTTCTTCTCCAGCTCCAACATCGCCGGGGTTTTTTCCATCACTTCAGTCATCATCTGAGTCTCGATAGTGTCGCGCAAGGTCTGCTATTTCTCGCCGTGCGGTCGCTAGACCCCGGATCACGCCGCACGTATGCCTGTACTCATCGAAGCTTTTTGCAGCTCCTTCTGTCAGGGATTCTTCGGACGCTCGCTGCGCGGCAGCCAGCTTCTCTTCCAGCACCTCAAAGACGGTTCTTGCCATATCAGCGACCTTGCCCCCTATAGGATTTGTACGCGCTTTTCTGCGCTTTGCTCATAGAGCTGCGCTTGGTAACCCCACTACCTATGGAGGTGCCTTTCTTCGCCCTGTGCGCCCGCCTCTCAGCGAACGAATCCGCGCTAAATTGCTTCGCCATTCTGGCGCTCCTTTGTTTGCCCCTTGGCCATACCAAGAAGTTCTTTTGCTGTTTCAAGCTGCAATTTCTGCGCCGCCTGCTGCTGCTGCGACTCTATGCGCGCTGCTTCAGTAGCTGACTGAGCCCCGATACGTTGACGCTCGATCTGCAGTTTCTCCGCAGCGATGGCCACGTCTGCCTGATCTTTCTGGGATTTACGCTGTACCTCAGCGCCCTTCAACTCCAGCTCTTTCATCTGCATCTGCATAATCGGGTCTTGCATCTGCTGCTGCGCTGCCTGCTGAGCGGCCTCAGCCTGCTTCTGTTGCGTAAGCTGCCTGCCTGCTTCGGCCATGACTTGTGACAGTAACACCTCAGCCTGCTCCGGCAACTCTTTGCCCGGCTCAGCCAACGACACCCCAAGCTTGTCTTCTATCTGTTTGCGGTACGCGAACGCCATATGCTCGGCTATGTGCGCACTCAAGGCAGACATGATCTGCTGCGCTGCCGGGTTCTGACCGATAAACGCCGCAATCTGCGGGTCCTGCATGAACGCTTCGTGGGTAGCGATGTGGGCGTCGTGGTCTTGATACATAAACGCCTTGATCGGCTTGCCCACCAGCGCCGCCATGTTCTCGCTGACAGGGTCGGTGGGTTTTATGTCGTCTTTGGTTGGAACCAGCTTGTCCGCATTCTTGATGCCCAACACTTCAATCATCTGCCTGTGCAGCTGCGGCAAGTCGTATATCTGCGGCGCACCCTGCGCCATCTGCAGCACTGCTTGGTACTGCACAACCCGCTGAGCCATGGTGCTGCTGTTAGGGTCACTGACCGGGATAACCTCGACCATCGCATAGTCGGACTGTCGCGCCCGGGGTGCCCCACGCTCTGGTACGTAGGTGTACTCAGTAGGAGCGTAGTCCGCAATGATCTTGCGGAGCATCTTGAACTCCTGCTTCATTGCGTAGTGCACGCGGGACTGTACCGCGGCCATGGGTTTGAGCGTGCGTTCCAACAAGGCGAGTGTGGTCCCCACTGGCGCGTTGGCGCTCATGTCGCTGATGTTCATGTCTGAGATTGCTCCCAGACGCCGACCCTCTTCCGTGATCTGATTCAACAGCGCCAGCAGGGTCTGACTGGGTTCTTTATAAGGGAGAGTCATGATGTTGTCGCGGATTGACCCGCTGGGAACATCAACATCCCTGAACTCGCCCGGAGGTATGGGAGTGTCGTCGCCTTTGATGCGCAGCCCACGAGATTTGAGGCCGCCGGGCAGGTTACTGAGCGTGCCCGCGTCCACCAACTGACGGATCAGGCTGGTACCAGCGCGCGCGTAACCCCCCACGATATGGATGAGACCAAGGCCGTAAAAGCCAAACCCCGGCACATACACATAGTGCACAAAGTACTGGCGCTTTAACATCAGCGGATCGGAGGGGTCCCAGTTACGGCGCAGGGCAATGATTTTGTTCGTGCCGCGGTCTATTGTGATGACGTATGGCTTGGCTATCTGCTCATCTTCTTCCTCATCTACCCCGTCTATCACGAGATCGGCATGCACTTCGTAGAGCGCATAACGGTCGTCGTCGGTCAGGGTGTACCCGCCTTCCTCTGCTTTCTTCTCTTCTATGTCAGAGTGGTACGGGGTAGGCTCACCAAGGTCAATATCAGCGTAGAACCCCGCGGCTTGCAGCTTTTTGATCTCGTTTTTGGTCTTGCGCATCACGTGGGTAACACGCTCCGCGGACTCAATATGCGTGGCGCCATAGGGTACAATCACGTCTTCCGGGGGGATAAACACGGCCACTTGGCGCCCTACACCGGGATCGAAGTACACTTTCTTGAACGCCGACCCTGCAAGACCGAGGGTATACAGCATGCGCTCGTGCTCCGGGCGATACTCCACCATCACTTCGGTGAGCTCATAGTTCATGTCTTCCTTCACGCGGTCCGAGGCTTCTTCCTTCTCCCGGGTAGCTTCCCCAATAATCTTGGTTTTGACTGGACCAGCGGCGGGAAACGTCTCGCTCATTGTCTCCGCTTGAAAACGTATAGCCGCCTCGGCCAGCACGGTACTGAAGACGCCACACGCACCAGCCCACGGCTCAGTCTTCTCTTCGTACTTGAAGCCAAGCACCTCAAGCCCTTTGACGAACGTATCCGCCCAGTCCTTGCGGCTGTTCATGTCGGCTTCAATGAGCCCAACAAGCTCGCTCGCCAGCGTGTTAAGCGTGCTGTCCTCCACGTAGTCCACGAGGTTAGCATCGAACGGCGCGGTGTCGATGTCGTCCTCGGGCTCCGGTACCAACGTAATCTCTACGCTGCCATCAGCAAGAGTAACGATGTCT